CCACCTTGGGCAAATTGGGCCCATCACCTGCAGTTGCAGGCTACCACCCTAGGTTGGGACCTAGGGACCGACAGTTAGGGCAGCCACTTGCTACCCGGTAGTTGAATCCACCGGAAAGAGTAGCCGCTGACACCGCCACGGGGGGTCACCCCCCGTGACGGAAGCCCTAACAAGGCAGAGGTTAGCTTGACCTCCGGACGCCAATGCTTCCACTCGAGAGTGATAGGCACTGGCGACCAAGTCCGGAGCTCCCAGGTTGCGGGCTCGGCGGGTTCACCCCGCCGGATCCATTTACTGGGGTCAAGTTCGTGGAAAACCAAGTCCCCGAGGGAACTTGGGCCTCTGCACCTCCAAACATCACGCGGCACGAAGTGCCGAATGAGCCGCGCAGCACGGGCTCCCTCACGGGAGTGCCGCCAAAGCGCGTTATGGAGGGCTATCCACTCATGTGGTTCCCGGGGGACCTCCTCGAGGTAGATGGCGCGAACGTCATCACCATCGAAGTAGTCCCCACCACATGACTCCCTAAACCTTCCCTCGCGGAAGGTTTTTCCTTCGTTGACTGTGAAGCCGCAGAAAGAAAGGAGTGCAGCGAGTGCCTTGGAGGCACCCACAGGTATAATGATATCGTCCCCGAAGACGCGAACGTCCTCAGGATCAACACCACTAACCGCGCACGCCTCACGGGCGAGTGCACAAAAGATTAAGGTTTCAAGTTCAAACGTGAAGCCGTTTCCCATGGAGGAAAACTTCTCCAGTCTGACCCATCGACCCTCTACTCGTGTAAACTTCGCACGCAGGGAGTCGAGTAACTCGTACCACTCCTCCGGGAGGAGGAGCCTGACCAGGTTTCTGGCCAGAGTGTCCGACGCGTTACTCAGATCGAAAGTGGCAAGGTGACCGTCGCGCGAGCCCTCACGGGCAAGACGCATATGGATCTCCTTACCGACCTTCAAATCCACATGCCACTTCAGGAGCCCCTTACGGAGCTCTTGGGCCAGCGCAAGCTGGAGTGACACAGCTAAGGAAGCTTCCTTAGCGCAACCACGGTTCTTCGTACCGTCCTTCGGGACGGTGAAGAATTCGTTCCCGCGGACAACGCGGGGGGTCCTCTTTAGGGTTTTCAGCTCCCATCCCCAACGGGTGGGCCAGAAGCTGTTTTCCAGGAGAGACCCGGTCAGTGTGGAATAGGTCGTCGGTATGCTCGACAACTTGTCGGGTATGGTGGTCAACTTACCAGTGTCACCTACGGTCGCTCCGCCAGAAAAACGGGGCGTCATGCTAGCCGGTAAAGGCCCAAGCACGCGACGGATCGCTTTTCGCACACGGTCGAGAGACTCGTGCACGCCAACCTCCTGAGGGTGGGAAACCCAATTATGGAGGAAGGGATCCAAGCGTACATTGGTTGCAGCGCACTGGCGTTCTGAAGACCAGAACGATGCAACAGCGGCCGCATCTTTGTCTACACCAGTTGGGAGATTCGCCTTACGGAGAAGCTCGCCAACGAGCAGGTCCTTTCGCAAGGATTCTGCTGAGTTGTAGTGATGCGGCTGAGGCTTAAGCCCCTGGAGGGCCAGCCAATCCCCTGCTCGACATGCTGTCAACACGGCGAGGGCAAAGGGGGAGGCGACGTCTTGAGCTAGGCTCTCGACTATTTGAAGGACTTGGTCCATGTCTTTAACTCACTCTTAGGAGGTTAAATAACACCCGGCTAGGCCGGGGAGTCAGTTCCCATGATGGTTACCAGGACACGTACAGGACGTACGCGGCCCGGGCAGTTCCGAGGGCAATCGCCGCCACCACGACGGTGGCGAGGAACCCTTTGAGCGCGGTTTCCATCACGCGTCAGGTCGCCGGGGTGGCGTCCTTCAGCAGGATCTTGAAGAGAGCCGTTGCCAAGCCATTATAGACATAGGCCGCAGCGTCCGCCTTCGAGGACTCAGGGAAGTCATCCGGCACGGTCCAATTGCCATTGAACTCGTAAGCCGGCCCCACATTCGTCAAGCCCGTGGTTGAATCCACGAACGAAGACGGAACACGGATCTTCACACGACCCTTACGGGTCTTGTTTGTCGCCTGGCGTTCAGCCATGAGAGTGATTGACGGGAAAACCGCCGCGATGGTGCCTTCTTTAAGCATCCATTCGGCGATACCACCGTTACCACTCGCAGGAGCGATGAGGGTGAAGGTTTTGTTGACAGGGGTTGGTTGACCGTTTGCGATGGTCAGATCGGTTGCCTGAGGCATGAGTGTTTTCCTTTCTCAAAGGTGCCAGTACTCGGGTGGGACTTTGCGTCCCGTTTGGGTGAGGTACCGGCGATGGTGAACATTGATGTCTCGTTTTCTGCCACTCCATTTCTGGGCGACAAGAGCCAATGCCGTGAGGCACAGGCCAGCATCCAGCTCGGGGACGCGAAAATCGAGTTTCGGCCGCAAGGGCGAACTTACGGTGCGGTTGATCTCAAAGTTATCGTATGCAGCCCATCCCCAGTGACCCGGGGAGGAGCTGTTTTTGACGACCGCGAGACCCTTCCAGCTGTGAGTAGTCGTAACAGACTGATCGATGAACTCAACCCCGACGAGGTCGGTGGTGCTCGAAAGCACCTGATTGAAGTTACCGAACATCCCGACGACCCACGACCATGGGACTAGGTCCCACGCCACTCCCGCTAGGTTGAGCAAACCTAGCTTGTTGGCTAACCAGAGGTTAGGGTTGGTTACCCTTGTTCCCGCAGACCAAGTCACGCGTGTGACCCACAGCCCATTGTCCTCCGTAGCAGGTCCAGTACCGAGGTACCGATAGCGGTCTTCCGACCGACCTGCCGCGGAGATGTGCTGACGACCCTGTGAGGGATCGTGTTGCGAGAACGTAGAGAAGGCGTCAACCGCATCCTGGTATAATGGCACCCATCCGAAGATGGTTTCCAAGTACAAGTTTGCGGGGATCTTATAGTGCGGGGGGGGGATCTTACGATCTATATAATCGGCGACGCCGTTGAGGCGGTTGGCGATCATATCCCTCGACTGCCCAGCGGACCCGAAGGTCACGCCGAGGTTGGCCTTCTGACCACGACGGAGAAGCTTCATGAACTTCCCGTACGCTTTGTTGCTAGCCGCTGTAGAACAGCGGTTCGCGATAGCGCTCCCTTGCCCGAGGGCAGGGGACACGTTACCGAAAGGGTTGGGGTAGACCCAGAGCCCTGAACCGGTAGCGGTGGTCCCACGTAAACCGAGAGAAGTATTGCGGTAGTGGGTCTTACTGTACTTGTGGTGACTAAGAATCAGGTTCCCTTGCGGGTCCCGGTTCGAAGTCTCACCAGTCATGGTAAAATCCTCCACGCGTGGCTTCCAGGAGGGGTTAACCTCCCTGACTCGGAAGTAGCTGCGTTTAACTGCAACCATATGTGTGTGTCCTTGTTGGATAGGGGTTAGACCCCGAACACACGAGATCATTCGCCCCACTTGTGGTAGTGGATGATCTAGAAGAGGAGGGCGGAGC